TAGAATTATTGAATCAGGCAATAGAAACACAAAAAGAAATAAACGAGGCTGTAGAAGCAGCTGAGCAAAAAGGCATTAATGTATTTCCAGATTTCAAAAAAATATCAGACTCAATGAAATCTCGAGCAAGAGCAGCAGAAATTGAATCAAAAACATTTAGTCTTGATCAAAGAGCTTTTCAGTTAAGAGATGACCAGCGGATTGGTATACAAGGCAGACGGTTCGGCACAAGAAATACTATTAATTTAAGAGCTAGTTTAGCAGCACAAGCTCAAACAAGACAATTCGGCATGGATCAACAAATGATGTTTGCTCAAGCAGGAACTAAAATGCCTACTTTAACTGCTAACCCAGCTAACCTGCCTTTTGCTCAAGAGCTTGAGGCCGCTTTAAGAAATCGTGATGCTGGCAGAATATCAAGTTTAGTTTCTGGTCTGGGCACAACAGCCAAAGGCGCAACTTTCCGAGGAACAGGAATACAAATTGACGAAAAAACTTTTACAGCTTTGCAAGATTGGTCAAAAAATTTAGATGCTACTTCAGAAGTTTTAGATCTAACAAACGCAAGGCAATTAGAATATATAGAACTCCAAAGAAAGCTAGCAAAAGATTTAGATAAAGGTGGTATAGTAAATTCTGCAATAGAAGGATTTAGGACTTCATTAAAAGATGCAATGATGAGTATTGCAGATCCATCTATGGGCGGAAAAGATATCGCAAGAAATTTGCTTATGGGAGTTTTAGGCTCGATTCAAGCTGAAGCTTCTAGCCAGTTTGCAGACAATTTTACAAATATGCTCTTTGGCAAAAAACAAAAGGGCGGAGTAATAAAAGCACAAAACGGCATGTACATTTCTGGCAGTCGTACAGGAGACAAAAATCCCGCGTTGTTAGAAGATGGAGAATATGTGCTAAATAGAAACGCGGTGCAAGCAATGGGAGGGCCAAGAGCGCTTGATTCATTAAACTTTGGAATGGCTCCAAGATTTCAAGGCGGAGGTTTATCTTTGTCAGGCGGATCACGTTACGGTCTTCTTGGTAGTCTTGGTGATATGTCACAATATTCTCTTAAACCTTTTGAAATGGAAACGGGAACGCTGGCGCCTCCAGGTTTAGCATACAAGTCATTAGCTACTTCATCTGATTTAATGGAGCTGAGCCCATTGCCTCTACCATCTATAGCATCAATGGAGGCTGGACGCGCAAATCCCTCACAACTTAAAATTACTGGAACGTCTAAATTGCCAGGGCAGGGAAGAAAAGTGCATATGACAGAAATCGGCGAAGGCGGAGCCTTGAAAATGTACACTTTTCAAAAAAGAGGAGGTCAATGGAGAGAAATTGGACCTGGGGGCAAGCTATCTCATAAAAGCGGAATAAAAGTTTGGAACTTTTCTGTTAGCAATGGTCAACCAACTGGGCTTCGTATGTCTCGAGGAACAACTGCAGAGTCTGAAGCAGGATTTCCAGGTTTTAGCGCGTCGAATAGTAAAATGCTGATGGGTGGACTTGGTAAAATATTAGCTGCAGGATATCAAGTTGGCGGAGGAGTTTTTAGTGGCGTGCCCTCAAAACATCGCAGAAAAGCTTTAGATAAATATGGATATGCTTCAGGCGGTTTAGACTTTTTTGATCCAAGACTAAGTTCAAAAGCGCATGCAAATGATCCAACTTTACTTGCAATGCGAGCGGAGTTTGACAAACAAAGAAATAAAGATATTCAAAAAAGATTTGCAAGACAAGCAAAAAGAGATCAACTAACTCAAACAGTTGTCGGTACAGCGGTTAGCATGGGGTTAGCCGAAATGACAAGCGGTTTTCAGGGTATCAGGGCAGCAGGACGCGGAATACGAAAACAATATGGACAGATAAGGTCTAGATTAGAGTTGGGGTCTGCGATTAAGGCTGCAGGAGGCAAAGAGGCGTTTGCAATGCAAGAAGGTTATCCAAGTTACAAAGACTATATTCAGTCTCAAGATTTTATGGGCGGGCCACGCGGTATGGTTGGCAGTAATATAGGAACTGATCCTGGATTTACTCCTAAATTTAGACAGTCAAATCTTGAATATTTACGTAACATATATAACTATAACATGAATCGATTTAGAGAACATGGAGGCAGTCAAAATAGTACCATAGGCAAGCCTGCTGATTTGGAGGCCAATG